GATGGGATACAGGATTACGATCTCAAGTAATCTATTTCTCAAATGCTATTATAAAGAAAATTACTATGTTTAATTATGGAACTACACATCCTGTTTTTATCAAACTAATTGATAATCTTATAATATCATTGCAAAACTCTTACCACATCGCATCTTTTTCCACAATTTTAGACGAAGCTCTCATAGAAATGCTAAGTATCACTGACAAGTCTCCTGGAGACAAATACGTGATAGGCATTATATATGAGATGTATAACAGTCTAAGTTCTGGTCATCCTCTAACAGCTTTAATCAATTCGATAAGTAACAAAATCGAAACGAGATATGCCTGTGCCCTAATAATACTTAATGGCAGACAATATGAACCTGGTCTTATAGACTGGGTCCAATTTAATTCTGCTTTTTATGGTATGTTTATGGGTGACGATATATTGTTAGCTGTAGGAGACTATCTTGCAGATCTTGGAGTAAATCAACAAAATCTCACTCTTGCTTTTGCACAGATGGGACGTAGATTTACTGATGATCTTAAAACTGATGATGTGCATCTTTTTAGATCTTTAAATCAAGTAACTTTTCTCCAAAGATCTGTTAGATATGAACCTTACCTTGGATTGTATTGTGCACCACTCAACATCTCTTCTATTTTAAATAGTCTTTATTGGACTAATATTAAAAATGAAGAGGAAGACTTTAAACAGGTAATTAGAAATGCTGTCTTATACTTATCTGCTCATGGTCTTGTTGAATGGCATAAATATGCTCCTCAAATCATTGATGATGCTTGGCGAATTTATGGCTACATTGTTATTGAGAACACTTGGAAAGCTGCTCTCATAGCTCTGTATGCTCAAGAAAAACAATTTCTCTAAAGCGTAATCTCCGGTTTTAGCATTCCGGTCAAAAATGTGTCTTTTAAATTTTCCTCCCCCCTTTAAAACCCCCCTCACTACTATGTCATTTCTTACAAAAAATATTACTAATTGTGAAACCAAAGCTCATCTATCTCCTGAAGTTGGTGAAACTGATATTCCTACGTCTACCGTTGAATCTGCAGTCACTACTACTTTTGTTGATGATGGAGCTTCCTCTACCCAAAACTATTCCTCTTCTATTGCTCCTACAGGTATAAGAGATGAATTTGAAAGTATCAAGGATTTCCTTGGAAAACCTGTGCTTATAAATTCTGCTCCTTGGCCTGCTGTAGCAACAGCCCCTGTTGACACTGCAATTGTTGGTTCGCCATTCCATATATGGACTGAGCTTACTGCATATGCTCCTTGGGTCAACAAAATTCAAGGTTTTCGCTATATGAAAGCCACTTGTGTCCTCAGAGTTGTTGTTAACGCTCAACCATTTCAGAGTGGAAAACTCTTAATTCATTTTCTTCCTGGAATCACTAGTGCTGATAATGCCTTTCTAGCCATGAGAAACGTCAATTATACTACAAAAATTCAACAACCTCATGTTGAATTAGATGCTTCAGAATCTATGGCAGAGATCAGAATTCCTTATTTTGGTCCCTTCAATTACTTTAACACCCTTACAAACACCACTGATGACTTCGGTTCTTTCTTTGTGGATGTTCTTGCTCCTTTAAGAACTGGTGCTATAGCTGGTTCTGATATCGATGCTCCCTTATC